GCTGGCACACGAGCCGACAACTCAGGCAAAACCGTAACCATCACGCCTGACGATGTCGCTAATATCGCCAAGTCCTACCACCCCAATTTTCACGAAGCCCCCATTGTCATCGGACACCCATCTGACAACGCCCCCGCTTATGGCTGGGTTAAATCCTTGTCCGCCAAAGACGGCAAGCTGTTTGCTGAGTTTGGCGAAATGGACGAAGGCTTTGTGGGTCTTGTCAAAGCGGGTCGCTATAAGAAAATCTCCGCAAGTTTCTATCCACCTAAGCACCCAAGCAACCCCAAACCTGATAACTGGTATTTACGCCACATTGGGTTTTTGGGCGCTGTACCGCCTGCGGTCAAGGGCTTGTCCGCCATTAACTTCAATGACGATGAGGCAGGCGTGGTGTGTTTTGGCGAACTTAGCGAAATTGAGCAGTTTGTGGCGACAATGCAAAATGCCTTTGCCAATTTCAATGCGTGGTTCAAAGGGGCGGATTTTCATGAACCTGCTGACGGCTCAAATGATCGCCCAAGCAATGTAGGGGCGAATGATTATTCGCCCAGCACCGACAACCCAAATGACAATCCTTTAATCAACCATCCCCCAACCAACGGAGCAGACGATATGAAAGAGCTAAACGATGCCATCGCCCGAGCCGAAAAAGCCGAGCAAGAACTTGCCGAATTTAAGGCAAAACAGGCAAAAGATAAGCGAGAAAGTGTGAGCAAAGCCAATAGCGATTTTGCCGAAAATCTCGTCAAAGCAGGACAGATTAAGCCTTGTGATAAAGATTTGCTTGTTCAGGTGTTAAATTTTGCTGAATTTCCAAACGACACCACCGCTGACTTTGGCGAAGGCGATGACAAAAAGCCATTGGCGGTCGCCTTAAAAGACTTTTTGAAAACCTTGCCAAGCAGTGCCAAAGGCTTAACAGGCGAGTTTGTGCGTGGTTCGGTCAATTTTAATGAACACCTATCCCACCACGAGCGAGCGGTCGCCTTGATGAAATCTGAGAACATCAGCTATGAAGAAGCGGCTCACTTAACCGCCTAATCCACTTTTAATTTTTAAGGAAGTATTCATGAGTGCAACACATCTATCGCATTTGCGTGGCAAAGACGAAGTCTTAACCAACTTGGCGTTGGGCTATATGCAGTCAGGCTTTATTGGCGAGCAGATTATGCCTGTGGTTTATACCGATAAAGAAGGCATTAAAGTGCCAGTTTTTGGCAAAGGTTCGCTGGTGGAATATGAAACCGAGCGAGCGGTGGGTGCCGCAAGCAACATCATTGTGCTTGACAAAACCACCACAATGCCTGTGGTGCTAGAAGAGCACGACTTAGCCGCAGGCGTGGATTATCGGCAGCAGCACGAGAGTCAATTTGACGAACACGCCAAAGCCACCCGTCGTGTGGTGCAAGGGGTGCAACTTCGCCAAGAAGCCGAAATCGCAAGACTTATGCAAACAAAATCGGTCTATGCGGGTGCTCACAGCAAGGACTTTGCGTCCGCCAAATGGACAAGCGATGACAGCGATTTGCAAACCATCATTGACGATGCCAAAGAGCAGGTGCGAAGTGCCACAGGCGTTACGCCAAAAACACTCGTGCTAAGCGGTCAGGTCTATACCCAAATCCGCAGAAACGCCAAACTTCGCTCCTTGATTAGCGACAACGCCAACAAGCCGTTATTGAACATCAACACGCTTAAAGAGTTGCTTGAACTTGATAAAATTCTGATTGGTAATGCGGTATCAATCGGCGTGGGTAATAAGCAGGTCAAGCCGATTTGGGGTAATTTTGCCAGTCTGATTGTTCGTCCCGATCAAGTAGCAATGGGCAATGACGAAGGTGTCCCTGCCTTTGGCTACACTTTCCGTCGTCGTGGGCTACCTGTCGTGGACAGATATAGCGAAAATGGCGGTAAGGTGGAATTTGTCCGTTATACCGACATTCGTAAGTCTGCGGTGGTGGGCGGTGCATGCGGTTTCTTATTTGAAAATGTGATTTAAGGCTTAAAAAAATAAGGAGTACAACAATGGCAAATCCAACCAAATCAGCAATCGTTGCCGTTACTATGCTGGCGATGAGCGAGCTTATCGGCAACCGTTTTGTATCCGCTAAAGGCAGACAAGCCACAGCCGATGACTCTATTTTTGGTATCGTGCCTGTGGATGCCAAACAAGGCGAATCGGTGGCGGTAGAAATTTTGGGCGTGAGCATTGTGGAATCTGGCGGTGCGATTGAAGAGGGCGATAAAATCGGCTCAGACGCCCAAGGCTGTGCCATCAAGTCCGAAACAGGACAATTTATCGCTCTGTCTGCTACAAGCGGTGCGAATGAACCTGTCAAAGTCCTATTAAGATAAGGGAAGAACCAATGAAAAAAGTCCAAGTAAACACACCTTTAATCCTTGAACAAAATGGCGAGCTGGTACGCATTGACACAGGCTCGGTGATTGAATTGCCCGATGAAGTCTATAGCGAGGTATCTGCCCATACCACGCTACTTGATGATGGTTCTGACACCGAATTTGAGCTACAACCTGTTGCCCCTGTGGACAATGAAGTGGCTGCTGAAGTGTCAAAAACAGACGAAGTGGCAACAGACGAACCTGCTGCCGACAGCGAAACGGCTGACGCAGAAGCTATCCCACTCAAAAAATCCACACGCAAAAAGGCTTAACTGATGACCTGCGCCGTCCCCTATATCAGTCGTGAAGATATGATTGCTCTATGTAGCAAGGTAGAGCTTATTCAGCTAAGTCGTGATGACCTTACCGATCATTATGATTATCAAGACAGTGAGCCTGATTGGGTGGTGGTGGATAAAGCAATTACCTACGCCTGCCAAGTGGCAGATGGCTATTTGGCAGGGCGTTATGCTCTGCCGCTTCTATCTGTGCCAACACTGTTAAATACTTGGTGTGGCGACATTGCTAGATATTGGCTACACAAACGGCGGATTAACGCCAGTGAGTTACCAAAGCCTTTGCAAATCGCCTATGACGATGCTTTAAAAATGCTTGCCCTTGTCCGAGATGGCAAGGTGCATTTGGGACTGACTGACCTTATCAAAACCCAAACCACTTTACACCAAGAAAAAGGGGCGTACCGTGTGCGCTCTCGTGGTAAATCAGATTGGAGTGGCTACTAATGAGCGATAGCATGACTTTGGCGATTTTGGCAAGTGTGAAAGATAAGTTACGCCAAGGCTTGCCCAGCATTGAAGTGGATTTATTTCCTGACAATCCAGCCAGTTATCGCTTTATCCACCCTGTGGGAGCGGTATTGATTGGTTATCAGGGGTCAGAGTATGAGATGACGGACGACACGCACGCCATTGTCCAAACTCGCAAATTAACCTTATCTTTGACCGTCTTTGGGCGTGGTGTCCATCACGACAAAGGGGCGATTGCCCTGCTTGACAAGGTGCGAGCGGTCATCACAGGCTTTCGCCCCAAGCATTGCAATAAAATTCATCTGGTCAGTGAACGCTATCTGCACCAAGACGGCGGTGCGTGGCAATATGAGTTAAAAATACGCTGTGAAACTCAAAGCGTAGAAGTGTGTCAGCCTGACAATCGCCCCAAAGTAGTGCAGGTGCATACAAGACGACCTTTTGACCCTTTAAATTCAACCCTTAAAAAGAAAACCCCTTAAAAAAGGAGTATGTTATGTCTTTTCATCACGGTACCGAAACCAAACGCATCGACGGCGGTTCTAGCCCTGTTTATACCGTCAATGGGGCGATTACCGCCATCATCGGCACTGCCCCCATTGGCGATGTCAATGTACTAACCCTATGCCAAACCGCCAAAGACTTCGCCCAGTTTGGTGGTAATAAAGCCACCAAATCAGGCTTTAGCATCCCTGATGCCTCTCATATCTGGACACGCTACAAGGCAGGTATTGCTTATGTCGTCAATGTTTGCGATCCTGCTCGCCATAAGACAGTCATTACTGATGAAGTCTTGATCGTGGATGTCAATACTTTGACTGCTAAAACTGCCCATCCTGCCATCCAAGAAGGCTACACCGTCAAAGACGGTCAGGCGGTGCTGGATGTCAATCAATACAGCATTAACACGCTGACAGGTGAGATTAAATTTAACGCTCGCCCCACCGCCCCAACCATTACCTACACTTACACCGACCCTGCCAAAGTTACCGAGGTGGATATTTTGGGTGGATTTGTGGCAAGTACGGGCAAACGCACAGGCTTGGAGCTTTTGACCGAAGGCTTTGGGAAGTTTGGGGCTGATGCCAAAATCATCATCATGCCAGAGTATGATAAGACCGCCACGGCAGCAGCGGCAATGATTGCCATGGCAAACAAGCTAAACGCCATCGCCTATATCAACGCCCCCAAAGGCACAAGCCTATCTGCTGTTCTACAAGGGCGTGGAGCAAGTGGCACGATCAATTTTAATACATCAAGCGACCGTGCTGAGCTGTGTTATCCCTATGTCGTGGGCATTCTTGGTACAGAACACCTAGCCACGCACATGGCGGGTCTTAGAATGAAAGTGGATGTGGATAAAGGCTATTGGCATTCAAAATCCAACCACGAGCTACTTGGTGTAACCGCCCTAGAAATCCCTTTGACCGCTCGCATTGACGACCCACAGTCTGAGACCAACCGCCTAAACGAAAAAGGCATTACCACCGTCTTTAACAGCTATGGCACAGGCTTTCGCGCGTGGGGCAACCGCTTGGCGTGCTTTCCGTCTGTCAGCCATATCAAAAACTTTGAAGTCGCTCAAAGAACAGGCGATATTATTGATGAATCTATCCGTCAGTTTGAACTGCAATATGTGGACAGACCGATTGATGATGCGTTAATTGATAGCCTTATCGAGGGCATTCGCACTTATTTGGGAACGCTACGCTCCATCGTTGGCTACTCGGTGTCATTGGATTATGAATACGACCTTGTGGACGCATTTAGTAAAGGGCAAATACCACTGGTCTATGACTACACACCAAAACTGCCTGCCGAACGCATTACCAATGCCAGCGTAATGACAAGAAAATACTTGGTCAATTTGACTGGTAAAAACTAAGGCGACTTTTTAGGAGATAACAATGCAAATAAATGCCATTTTTAATGCCAACATTTATGTCAACGGCAACAGCCTACTGGGGCAAGCCAGCGAAATCAAACTGCCTGAGGTGGAAATCTCCCAAGAGGAATACAAGGGGCTTGGGCTTGTCGGTACCATCAAGCTGCCCAGCGGCGTGGAAGCTCTGGAAGGTGAGATTACTTGGAACAGCTTTTATGAAAATGTCTTTACCACCGTGTATCATCCATTCAAAGCGGTGCAGCTGATGGTGCGTGCCGACATTCAAAAGCACGACGCACAAGGCTTAGCGGCAGAAGTACCACTGGTGGTTATCTTAACTGGGACTTTTAGCAAAAACCCACTGGGTAGTTACAAACCCAAAGAAAAAGCAGAGTTTTCTAGCACTTTTCAAGCCCACGAAGTGCGTCAGCTCGTGGATGGTAAAGAAGTGTTTTATTTTAATGCCTTTAAAAATGAGTATCGGGTGAATGGGTCTGATGTGCTGGCGAACTTTCGCCGTGTGGTGGGGGCTTAAAGGATTTTTCTTAAAACCCTTTAAAAGACCCAAAAGCCATGCCAGACCTAAAATACGCTTATCTTTTGATGAGCGTATTTTTTTAACCTTTTATTTATGGAGTTTGTTATGTCAAACCAAAACCAAAACCCTGCCCATCTAGTCCAAGAACAGCTTGGTACGCACGCCACCATTGCCTTGAAATACCCTTTTAAAAACGGGCTGGGCGAAACGGTAAGCGAGCTTAAAATGCGTCGTGCTAAAGTGGGCGATTTGCGAGCGGTGGGACAGCTTAAAAACGAGATGGAGCAAGAGCTGGCGTTATTTGCACGCCTAACTTCTCTTGTGCCAGAAGATTTGGATCTCTTAGACCAAGTGGATTATAAACAAATCCAAGACACTTTTCGCAAATTTAGCGAACTCTAAGGGCGGACAGCCCGACCCAAATTGGCTAGATAAGCTCTATGATGCCATTGCGGACTTGGCGTGGTGGTATGGGTGGGACAGTCAAGCCATTGATGAGATGTCTGTTGATGACTTTGATGTCTGGCTCAAACAATTATCCCGCCAAGTGAAAGCGGGATATACAAAAGGTGGGGGTTAGTGGGCTTGTTTTTTTAATTGGCGGTTTGGGATGGAATGTCTGATGATCGCGTGAATGAGATAAAAATTAATGGCATTACACACAATCCAAATCACCGCCAAAAATCCCATCGTTATCCACACAGAGCCTGTCGCCATAAAGCCAAGATAGACCAAATACAGCGTATAAGCCAAAAAGATGATAGCACAAGTGGTGTCCGCAATGGGTGTTTTGGTAGTCATGAGCTTTCTCTCAAATTTTTGTATAGCATAAACGATTATGAGTAATTTTTAATTATCAGGGTGTGGGCGGCAAGAATTAACTTAGAAGACTTGTCTCTTGCTTTCAAGTCTTGCCATCAGCCTAACTAGGTCTTGTTTAGCGGCTTTTTTATTGCGTTTTGACATTTGGTACTCGTCAAGAATAAAAGCTGCCAGCGCAAAGGGTAGCAGGACAATAAATAGCACCAAAAAACACGCCATAACCATGAAGGGTATCATTAACCAAGCCACATTTTATCCCTTGTATTTTTAAAAGACAGTAGGATTATTTTAGCTTATGGCAACCGAATTATCAATTGTTATTAGTGCGTCTGCGATGATTGGCTCTGCGATGTCTGCCATTCGCACGCTGACAGGCGGGCTAGACAGCGTTCGCCGCAGCTCAAATATTCTGGGCAATGAGCAAAGACGGCTGCGAGGCGAGATAGACCGCTTGGGCAGCTCATCTGCTGTCCCCAAGCTGCAACGCCAGTACGAAAAGCTTGGTGAAACAATGAGGGGTTTGCGGACAAATGCCGTTAAGCAAACAGCCATTCAAACTCGCTTAGAAAACAACCGTCAGGCTCGTGCCGATATGCAAGGCGAGGTCATGGGGTTGGTTGGGGCTGGTATGACGCTTGCCGTCCCTGTTAAGCTTGCCATTGATTTTGAAAGCTCAATGGCGGATGTCAAAAAAGTGGTGGATTTTGGCGATGATCCTGTGATTGCCAAAAAGCAATTTCAAGAATTGTCCGATGAAATTTTACACTTATCCACCATTCGCCCGATGTCTGCCAATGACATTGCTCAGATTGTCGCATTGGGCGGTCAGTCAGGCATCGCTCGAAGCGAGCTGATGAAGTTTACCGATGATGCTGTCAAAATGGGCGTGGCATTTGATGTCTCAGCACAGCAGGCAGGTCAATCCATGGCGGAAATGCGTACTGCTTTTGGCATGAATCAAACGCAGGTGGTGGAGCTTGCCGACCAAATCAACCATTTGGGCAATAACACACCAGCTGCCGCCCAAGGCATCATGAACATCGTGCAACGTGTCGGTGCCTTTGGTGAGGTGGCTGGCTCATCAGCAGGAGCGATCGCTGCGGTGGGTGCGACCATTCGTGGCATGGGGGTTAATGAAGAAATTGCCGCCACAGGCATCAAAAATATGTTTTTGGCATTAGGCAAAGGCGAAAACGCCACCAAATCACAAAGAACCGCCTACCAAAAGCTGGGGCTAGACTCAGAACAAGTCGCCAAAGACATGCAAGTCAATGCCGAAGAAACCACGCTTAAAGTCTTAGAATCCATCTCAAAACTTGAAAAACATGAACAAGGACAAGTACTTGAATCACTCTTTGGCTCAGAATCTTTACTTGCCATTGCTCCGCTACTTTCACAGCTAGACACTTTAAGGGGTAACCTAGGCAAGGTCGCTGACAGCACGCAATACGCAGGCTCAATGAATAAAGAATACGAAGCCCGAGCCCAAACCACCGCCAATAATCTACAGACGCTCAAAGGTCATATGACCGCCCTAGGGATTGCCATTGGCTCAGTGGTATTACCAGCCTTAAATGGATTGATTAATGATTTAAAACCTGCCATTGAAACAGTTATCGCCTTTGCCAAAGCCAACCCTGAACTTATTGCCACACTGTTTAAGGTGGGGGCGGTGTTATTTGGTTTAAAAGCGGGGTCGCTGGCGGCTAGATTTGGTTTTAATCTATTGTTTAGTGGATTGCTAAGCGTCACTGGCATGTTTACTCGTACAGCTGGTACGGTAAGATTGCTATCGGCATCGTTTCAGTTGTTTAAAATGGGTAGAGCAGTATCCGCTCTGCGACTGTTTGGATTATCCGCCCGCCAAGCCCGCATCGCCATCAGTCTGTTTAATGGCGGACTCAACCTAATTCACTCAGGGGCGATAGGCTTTGTATCTGTACTTGGCAAAATCATGGGGTTTGCAAGACTGTTTAGCTCATCGCTTGTCAGCGTGGGCATCAAAGTCGGTCAAGCCTTTATGACGATTGTACGAGTGGTTGCTGTTGCGGGGCGAGCCATGCTCACTAATCCAATTGTGCTTATTGGTATGGCAATCGCTGGCGTGGCGTACCTGATTTACAAAAATTGGGACACGATTAAGCCGATGCTTGTTGGCTTTTGGCAATCTATCACGCAGGCGGCAAACGGTGTTTGGCAATGGCTGGTCGGTATTTGGAGCAGTTTTACCGCTTGGTTTGGTGGTCTTTGGGCGGGCATTACTGCTTGGGCGAGCAATGCTTGGACAGCGATAACAACAGGGGCAAGTACCGCTTGGGGCTGGCTTGTGGGTATTTGGGGTGGTGCGGTGGCTTGGTTTTCTGGGCTTTGGGCATCGGTACAAGCGGCAGCGGTCGGCGTATGGACAGGCATCACAGGCTTTATTGGCTCGGTATGGGCAAACATTAGGGGTCTAGTGTCAGCAGGCGTGCAAGGCTTAATGGCGATCATTCGTGGATTTAGCCCCGTCTCCGCCTTTTCCACTGCTTTTTCAGCCGTTTGGGGCTTTTTAGGTGGCTTGGTTGGTCGCTTTCGCACCTTTGGGGTCAATATCATTCAAGGCTTGATTGGTGGTATCAAATCCATGGCAGGGGCGGTTAAATCAGCAATCGCTGGTGTTGCAAAAGGTGTTATTACTACACCAAAACGACTGCTTGGCATTAACAGTCCTAGTCGTGTGTTTCGTCAATTTGGCTCGTGGGTGTCCGAAGGCTTGGCGATTGGTATTGATAAAGGCAGTCAAAAACCTGTATCTGCCATTGGTTCTGTCGCAAGCGGTGTGACGGCAAATTTTGGGGCAAAAATGGGCTATCTGTCCGCCCAAATCAGCACAAGTGTGGGCGAACATCAAGCAAGAATGACAAATACCAATACTGCCAATGCCAACAACTCAAACAACCAACAACAAGGCAACATCACCATTCATTTTAACCCCACAATCAACGCAAATGGCGGTGATGTGGGTAAAATTGAAAGAGCCTTGCAATTATCACAAAGAGAGTTTGAAAAAATGTTCGCTAGAATGCAACAAGACAAACTACGGAGAGCTTACTGATGTATGCAATGCTGGGGGAGATACCCTTTGAAATCACCGAGAGTTTTACTACTCTTGAGAGCACGCACACCGCAAGATTTGCTTATCACGATGTCATAGCTGGTAAGCCACGCACACAGGCGTTGGGCTTGGAGCTTACCAAATTATCTTTTACCCTACGCCTACATTGGCGACTGGGCGATGTGCAGGCAAGTCATGGGGCTTTGCAGTCGGCATTGATAGCCCAAGATGCCCTTGCTCTGGTATCAGGCTCAGGGCAGATGATGGGCTTTTATACCATTGACAAATTATCCGTTACCACCACCGCCCAAAATGACATGGGCGATACGCTGGCGATGGACATTGATGTGGATTTGACTGAGTTTATCGGCGACCCGACTGTCCCCAATCCCGCTCCAGCCATCGCTACTGCTGACAGCGTACCGCTTTTATCGGTCAAAGACGACAGCATCAATGCTCCCATAGACATAGAGACAGCAAGCCTAATGGCGGATGTCGGGGCGTGGCACAGAAGCGAAGGATTGCTTGATGGCATTGGAGCAAAAATTGCCTTGCTTGGCGAACTTGGCAATAACCCCGCTCGTTATGCTTTGACCTTATCAGAAATCGTATCAGACGGCACAGGCATTATCAAAGATTTATCAAACATTCCTGCACTGTCCGCTTATGCTGATAAATTGGACAGCATGGGTCGCTTTGGCGGTGCGGTGTCTGATACGCTTGGTAAGGTGGGCGTTGGCATTGGGGCGGTACAAAGTGGCAATCTGACACAGGCAAAAACGGCTTTTATAGGGGCAATGGGAGCAATGGGCGTGGGTAAATCCACCGTGTCTAAACTGACCGCCAAAATTGCCAGTAAAAAACCCCTAAAACTATTTAAAAGATAGGATTGTTTAAAAAATGAGTAGCGTACTAATCCACACCTGCAATGAACACGACCGCTTTGACTTAATCGCCCATCGCTATTATGGCACGGTGGATGAGATTGGGCGGATTATGGACGCCAATCCACAGCTTGCCTTATCTGAGACCTTGACCGCAGGCACGACCGTGCTTGTGCCGATTATCCAAAAATCACAAGCCAAAAATACCAATCTACCCCCTTGGTTTAGAGATTGACCATTGGAGACCCACAATGATACAAAACACCGACAAGCCCAAATTTGCCGTCATCTATGAGCAAAAAGACATCACAAACGCCATCACGCCTTATCTTTTGGAAATCACTTATACCGATTATCTGTCTGACCAGTCAGACGAGATTACTTTAACTCTTGAAGATGTAAATGGTGACTGGCTGTATGATTGGTATCCTGACAATGGCGATGGCGTGGAGCTGTCGCTGGCGGATGATACAGGCGAGCTTATGTCGCTTGGGCGATTTGAGATTAGTGAGATAGAATACCGCTATCCGCCGTCCATGGTGGTGTTAAAGGCTTTATCCACAGGCATTAGTAAGGCAAACCGCACCCATCAAGCCAAAGTCTATAAAGACACCACCCTTGCCGACATTGTCCGTACAGTGGCAAAACGACTAAATCTGTCAGTAACGGGGCGAATTCGTGAGATTAAAATTACCACCGTAACCCAGTACCAAGAGCGAGATGTAGAGTTTTTGACTCGTCTTGCCAAAACTTATGGGCATAGCTTTAAGATTGTGGATAAAACGCTGGTCTTTTATGACAATGAGAAACTTGGCGAAAATGAAGCGGTGGCGGTACTGGATAAAACATCGGTCATTGATGTGCGTTTTCGTGATGTCATCAAAGATACGCCAAGTGAGGTGCAAATCTCTACCTACAACACCCAAAAGAAACAAACCATTACCAAAACCGCCAAGCCCAAACCCAAAAGAAAGGGGGCAAAACCTACCACCACCGACACCCTAAAAATTACCGCTCCCAACAATGCCACCGACGGCGAAGCACAAGCAATGGCAAATGCCCACGCCCAAAACCAAGCTGATGAACAAATCGCAGGGGAGATTGAATTGGTGGGCAATGCCATGCTGGTGGCGGGTCAGACTTTGCTTGTGAATGATTTTGGTAAATTTAGTGGCAAATATCTGGTCAAACAAGCTCGCCATACGCTAAGTAATCAAGGCTTTTTAACCACGATTGAGATTAAAATGCTTGAATACATTGACCCAAAAATGAGCGACCCAAAATCAGAGCCTAAGCCAGACCCAAAAGACAACGAAACACAGGAAAACACCAATGAATTACACCCATAACAACCTATTCGCCACGCTCCAATTTGGCGAAGTGAGCGAGATTGACCCAAAAAGTCATAGAGTGAAAGTTGTTTTCAATGCCTTGGAAGACATGGTAAGCGACTGGCTACCTGTTATTACAATGGGAGCAGGTGGCAATCAGTTCTACGCCTTGCCCGATGTGGGGGCGACTTGTGTGTGCCTGATGAATGCGGGTGGCGATGGCGGTGTGGTGCTTGGCGTGATTTACAATGACCAAGATACCACACCAACCGATAATGGCGAGCTGTGGGTCAAGCGATTTAGCAATAATACCGTCATCAGCCACAACCGCCAAAACGGACAAATCATCGTAGAAACGAGAGGCGATGTACTGATAAAATCCGCCAAGCAAGTAACGCTTGACACTCCAAGCACCATTATGACGGGCAATGTGCAAGTACAGGGCAAATTGACCGCAAGTATCGATGTGGTGGGCGGTGGGGTTAGCCTAAAATCGCACACGCATGGCGGTGTTGCTGGGGGTAACAGTCGAACGGGTACGCCTTAGATTTTTCTTAAAACCCTTTAAAAGACCCAAACTCCAAAACCCCCTACAATACACCCAATCACTTTGGGTGTATTTTTTTGTAGGTCAAAATGACAACCACCAATCACCGCCATTGGCAACTCTCACACGACAGCACGGCAATGACTGATATTGAGGACATTCATCGCTGTATCGAGATTATTTTGACCACCAAAAAAGGCTCTGATGTTTTGCGTCCAACCTTTGGCTCGGCTCATTTGGATTATTTGGACGCACCAACTGACATTCTGATTCCTAATGTGGTGCGTGAGATTCATCTGGCAATCCAAACTTGGGAAAAGCGAGCCGTGATTAAAGACATTTATTTTGCAGGAACTGCACCGCACTTGACGATGATGATTGATTGGCAAGTGGCGGATAGTGTCAAAGGTGAGATTTATACAAGCGAATTTATCTTGTAGGGGCAAGGCGTGGCATTACCAAAACGAGAAAATCTTAAAATCGTGGACGATGACATTGGCACAATTTTAAGCCAAACAATCAAAGACTACGAACACCGAGCAGGCAAAGTGTTACAACCTGCTCATATTGAACGCCTACTCATCAATACCTTCGCGTTTCGTGAATTGCTATTACGAAAACAGCTCAACGAAGCCTATCGTCAGCAACATATCCCATACGCCACAGGGTTAATGCTTGATGTCGCTGGGGCGGATTTTGGTACGCATCGCTTGTCTGCACAGCCTGCTGATACGGTCATAGAATTTAGCGTCAAGCCTGATGAGACTGGCAATACAACCATTCAAATCGGTAAAGGCACGCAAGTCTTGGCGGGTAATGTCACCTTTGTCACCACAGAGAGTGGGCAACTGACTCAAAGCCACCCAAGTATCCGCCTAAATGCCGTCTGCACCCAAACAGGCACAGCGGGCAATGGCTATGCGGTAGGGCAAATCAATACTCTTGTCAATCGCCCACACCCCACCATTAGCGTATCCGCCAAAAATACCACCATCAGCCAAAATGGGGCGGATGTGGAAAATGACGACAGCTACCGTGAGCGGATTATGCTTGCTTTTGAGCGGTTTAGTAACGCAGGCTCAAAAGGGGCGTATGCGTATTTTGCCCGTTCGGTCAGCCAAGAGATTATTGATGTCTATGTGGGCAATGCCATAGACCGAACAGGACAGCCGATTGGCGGGACAGTAGCGGTGTATTTGCTGGGCAAAACAATGTCTGTTTCGGACAATCTGATTCGTGAAGTGAATAAGGCGTTGAATGATGAAAAGGTACGCCCCCTATGCGATACCGTTACCGTAAATTCTGCAAAAGTGGTTAATTTTACCCTAAATGCCGAGCTGACCGCCTTTACAGGAGCAAATGCTGATGAAATCTTGGCAAATGCCAAAAGTGCGTTTGAAACTTATCAAAAACAAGCACAGAGCCGACTGGGGCAAGACATTGTGCCACTAAACATCGCCAAGACCTTGCAAGTGGCGGGCGTTTATGATGTTAAGCTGATTAGCCCTACCTTGACCACCATTGCCCCTGACACGGTTGCCATTTGTAACAACATCAATATTCGCATTGTGGGGCAAACTGATGGCTGACACCTTGACCGACAATTCACTGATTTATGCCGATGTGATTGCCAAAGAGCCGATGTTTAGGGCGTTGGCGGATTTGGGGCTTGCCCTTGATGAGTTGCCAATAGATAAGCTCTTAATTCGTTTAATTGACCTTGTCCAAAGCGAACATTTGCCGATTTTGGCACAGAGTATGAGCGTGGCGGGCGTGGACGGCTATTGGCTTGCTGAGAGTGATGAGGCACGGCGAAACCTTATCAAAGGGGCGTATGACCTGCACCGTTATAAAGGCACACCTTGGGCGGTCAAAGAGATTATAAGACGACTTGGCTTTGGCAATGCCACACTCATCGAGGGCTTTGGTGGCAGTCGGCACAATGGCGAGATTAAAAGGCGAGATGGTGTCTATAACTATGGACATTCTGACCGCTGGGCGTATTACCGCATTATCATTCACGAACCGATTACCCTTGAACAGGCGAACCTGCTTAGAAAGACTTTGTCCGCCTTTGCCCCTGCTCGCTGTATTTTGTCCGCTCTTGATTTTACACAGGCAAGCATTCGGTATAATGGCAAGATTATCCGAGACGGCAAATATACTCGTGGCACGGCTTAAACGACTTTAATTTGTAAGGAAAAGATTATGGCAAACTTGCAAGAAACTTCCACTTGGGAAGCTGGTATTTATCAGCTTGAAACCTCAGACCCTGTAATGGGTGGCGAAAACGGCATTGACAACAGAGCTCCAAGACAGCTTGCCAACCGCACACTGTGGCTAAAAAATGAGCTTGCCAAGCAGATTGGACGGGTCAATCAGGCAGACGCCAATTTGGTCAATCAAAAGGCGGATAAAGCTACCCAACTTACCGCAGGTGCAGGCTTAACTGGCGGTGGTGATTTGTCCACATCTCGTAGCTTGTCACTTGGCACACCCAGTACCATTACCGCAGCTACAACAAATACTGCCGTTTCAAATACCCACACCCATGCCATCGATAAAGCAAGCACCACGACACAAGGCATCGTTCAGCTGAATAGCTCAGTCAGCAGCACATCCACGACCCAAGCTGCCACACCC